ACTAGATTGTTTACTTTTTCTACAAGTCTATCAATCAATATAGGCTTAACGCCAAAGTTTGAATTGATGTTGAGTTCTAGATTAGGTAACGGATTTATTTCTAGGTCCTCAAGTAGGCGCCATGTGCTGGCTTGTAGTAACGGTTCACCGCCGGTGACACGCAAGATAGTTAATGTCTTGCTAACTTCAGGCCACCACTTCCACCATGCTTCTACGTAGGGGTTGGTTTTTTCTTCATAGATTTTGAAACAATTAATATCGTTACGATGATTCTTGACCATGTCATACGGGCCAAAATCTTTGATTTCTTTATAGTAAGAACTACTGTGTTTAGGATGGCAATATCCGCATTTGAAGTTACATTCGTTTCCGAAGCTAACTTCTATGTATTGCGGATTAATATTTTGATCCCAATCGCCTGTTTTAATTTGCTCGAAACGCTCAGGCGTATAGATACTAGCATTACGTTCTTTACGATCGCTTATGTATTCTTCACCCATTGCTTCTATGTTCCAACAATAGTTGCAACCGCTAGGTTTTCCGCCGTTGAGCATTTCTAATCGTTCGTGCTTTTTTTGTACAGTATTATGTAATGCACTAGGATCTATTGTGATTTCGTCAATGGGAATTTTATGTGGTGCTGGATGATAACAGCTATGTGTCTCGCCTGTCTGAAGATAGATAGTAGTGTGGTGCCATTTGGCCATGCAGAATGTAGGACTTACCTCATTCATTATAGGGATAAATTTTTTAATTCTTGCCTTATCGTCCACGGAACTGCTCCTCTAACCATTCAAAGTCATTGATCTTTTTTAATGCTTCGATGTTATTTTTATTCGCTAGTCCGTAGTCTCGACCGGAGCATGCACCATCTCGAGCATAAGCATCTACACTAGTACTGCACCATACTGTTAATCTATGTTGAGTCTCAACATCATCTTGTCTATCAATAGTTCTGCTAGCTAACTTGCAACATTCTCTAAATGCAGATTTCCAACTGTTAAATGGATCGGTATTAAATGCAGTAATATTACTAATGTCAGGCATTGCTTTAAACAAAGAACTGATACTAGTGGTCATATCAGTTTTAGAAAGATCCATATTTACAGTGAGAGATTTTGGTAATAGTTTAACTCCACCGTAGCCGTACTCTAATCCGTTAACAGGATTAATGCTACGCCAAACATGCACACACTCGAGATCGTACTTTGATACTTCATGATCAAAATTAAACGTATCTACAATATCTGCGTCGCCGTCAACTACCCAAAACATTCTTGTAAATGCTTTTTTTGCAGCGGCGATATGTGCTTGATGGATTCCCTTCACTCCGTGTACTCGCTGAGCATGGGGGAATCTTACTTTCAGTTTGGCAAAATTAGCATCTGCATTTGGTTCAGCGTAACTAATAAAGATTATATCGTATTTCATTGTTGATAGTAAGTTAGGCCTAGATTAATAGTTTCGTCATATAAGTCTAACGTATACTTACTTTGACGTTTATCTAGCCATGGCCAATCTAATCCCAATTGTTGTTTAATTAATGTTCCGTACTCTTGCACATCTCTCTCTACATTCTGATGATTAACATACTCTTCATACAAATTGCTAAGAATTTCAAAATCTCTAACTTCAACATAATTCCAATCAGTACAATTAGTTAAATATGTTCCAGTTCGAGCTCCAAGTATTGCATATAATCCAGTTTCTTCATGTGCGCCTACCGTTGACCACATACGCAATCTATGAATGTTGTGCCACCAAATACGTTCTTTGATTTCTTGGGGAGGAACTTTAACTCCGTCAAGTAGAGTCATCTTTACACCTTCGCGGAATCCTGCTCGCCATGCTTGAAACGGACTGCTGGTTACAATGCTTTCGCTATATACTTTGGGGAAGTTGCGATAGCCATCTTCCCAACAGAAGTCTACTTGTCCTCTGTCGCTAGTACTGTTCTCGTGTGTTTGCATGTTTAGTACAAAATTTTTACGCCATATTTTAAGACCGCCGTTGCCATAGCGTAATCCATTAATACGATTTCGAGCGCACCATCCATAGACCTGTATCGTTGGATCTGTCATATCCAACTCAAGATTAAAAAATGACGGATTGACAATATTGTCTGCATCTACAGTAATAAACCACTCTGTTTCACTTAGTGCTGCTGCGGCCTTGTGTGCATGGTCACTCCCTTTAACACCGTGTACTCGTTTTGCCCATGGTGCTTTATTGCATAGGTCGGCGTAATGCAATTCTGCATTAGGTTCATCGTAGCTCAAAAAGATTATGTCAAATTCTACAATTTTCATTTATACTCAATTACATAATTTTTAAATAGGCGACGTGTATAGATGCTAAATCTATCGTATTCGATATTTTTAATAATTTTAGTTTTACCTATTAGTTCGTTAATTTTAACAGAAAACATTTCAAAAGTCAAATTGGGATCATTGTATTCAGTGATTAGAAAATTCATCTCTGCGTTGCCATCCCATACAATTTTTCTAGATTTAAATTCTTTTTTAATTTTTTTAGTGCCGCCTAATGCTTCAGACAGTTGGATCTTTAGAGTTTTAGTTTTAGACAAATAACTAATATACACATCAGGGATTTCTATATCAGAATGTTCAACAGAAATAATACGATGTAATACATCGTCTATAGTTGTTAAGTTTTTAATTTCGGCAATTTCTAATTTATTAGAATTAACATCTACCTGACAATTATGAATCTTAATTTCTGCATCAATAATTCTTTCAGCAGTTTCAGTATCAACAGGTACAGTGTATTCTTCAGCAGAAAAAGCGTAAGATGGACCTACGCTTTTTACATCACCGGTAAACGGATCGTATACTGCAACGTATTCAATTTTTGGTAGCTGAAAGTTTTCGATCCACTCGTCAAAATCAATTACTTTTTCCATGCTATTTCCTCTAAGATATTAATCATTTCATCGTCGATTTTATTTTTTTCAACATAATGCACGATGCCATTTTGTTGATAATTTCCTATTTTTAATTTACCGTAGCGATTAAGATAAAAGCCCACGTGGTCGCTCCATGTGTCGGCGGGCCATGGCCAATTCTGTACCATAGGTTTCATATGCACTATGCGAGGAAACTCTAGAGGATAAGCAATGACATCAGTTATATCTAAAAGTTTTGCAGCTAGGGCAAATGCTTCGTCTGTACCTACAACTTTTGGCTTGTGTTCTGATAAAAATAAATTACTAAATTCAACTGGGTTTTTAATAATTTGTCTACCGAGCTCAAAAAATTCTTCTGCTAGCTTACTGTCCTTTTTAAAGAAAGTATACAGTGAATACAGGTTAGGCAAATTATTTTTTGTAAATGTGCGTCGGTAATAATCACCGGTGATTACCTCGCCTCTATAGGTATAGGTTTTATTAGCAATGTAAAGTTCTGAGTTTTCAATAAAGTATTCGGCCCAATGACTGTAATCTTCTGTGAACAACATATCAACGTCGAGACATACTGTGTTGTCAAACGGTGTTAGCTGATCCATCCAACTACGGCCGTCCCAAAATGTTTCTTGATTCCATTCAATGACGTGATCAAATACCCATGCGCTTGTTAACCCTGATAACTTTTCTTTATTGTCAATTACAAGAGCAACTTTATCGTACCCTTCACGTTGAGTATTTTTAATGCTCAGGGCAAGTCCGTAGGCTAATTTTAAATAATCAACAGACTCATGTTCTGATACAACTAATAGATATCCAAAACTCATATCATCTCCAATAGCTGCGATCCGTATCTAATAATACTCTGCTTATTCATTATGTGTATATCAGTGTCGGTAATCGACGCTGGAATATATTTTTCGCCTAATGGAGTTGATATCAAAAATGTTAATTTGTTACCCTCTACTGAGGCTAATATATCTTTATCTAATGCGGTTAGCACTGGAGGCAATTTACCGGAGTCTAGATTTATAAAGCCATCTAATATATGTTTTGCAACACTAAATGCAATATCGTTTCTATACTGACGATTATCAAATCTAAAAATATCTGCGTAATGCTTGTAATTTTCTTTTACAAAATTTACTGTGTCAAAAAACGTTTTAGCATGTGGCGTTTTGCTAAACATTACAGTAGTGGCCCAATATAGCTTAACTCCTACTTCGGAAATATATCGATCATTATAGCCTAGTCGATCACCGGAGTATATATCATTTATACTTTGACCTATTAGAACATCGTCGTCAATGTTCCAATATTCGGATAATCTGTTCGAAAAAATAAAGTAGTCACTGTCTATTAACAGTGTTCTATCATACGGTGTTAAATCGTAGGCGCTTGCTCTATTTGAATTTACAAATGGTACCATTGATTCATTTTTACCATCACATAATTTGCGCTGATTGTCAGTGATAGGTCTTTCTACTATTATTAAATTTTCAAATACAGATGTGGCTTTTTCTAAAATGTTAGATTCTCTCATCCATTCTACAGTCGAAGGATCCGTTACTAACGACACAGGGACATTGAGATTTTTTTTGGCAAGGCCGCCGGCTATCAACGACATCAGAGCATAATCTAACGATCGACTGTTATGTGCATAGACTAAAATACCTGTTGTCATTATGCAATTAACTTTTCTACAGATCTGCTTTTTTTCAATTGCTGGTATTGTTCGTAGTATTCGTTAGTGGCTTCAAAATATCTACTAAAAATTTCATCTTTGAACGCTTCTAGATCGTCTATTAAAATTGGATTGTCATTTGCATCCATTAGTACAACTCCATTAGATCTCTTTGCGGAGATCACTTCTACAAAAGTTAATAAATTTTTATCAATGCGAAACAGCCCGCCATTAAACCCATAGGTTAGTTTGGCTTCAATTTTTTCTTTAAGGGTCTTACGTTTGATTGCGAATGTTTGTTGATAGTTAGAAAAATCTAACGCTGCTTGCAGTCTCTTGTCCATACAATCTCCAATAATGTGCGTACATTATTTATAGCGTATGTTTTTTGAGGTGAGTGATTAAGAGCCAGTAATGCTGCTAATAGCAACAGTTGGATTAGTTACAGTAAAATTTCCAAATCCGGTAGGATACAAAATACCAGTAGCATATATTAAATCAACAGAAACAGAAAGTGTCCCATCAACATAATCTACTGGCGCGGGCGGTCCTGGATCAGTATAACCGTCAGTAAATACCAATCGTATTTCACCACTAGCTGATGTTCCGGAGGCATTACTTGCTACGTCTGCTGTTCGAGCTTGTAATTGATAGGAATTACTGCCATACGGACTAGATGAACTTGCAGAATAGTATGTTTGGAAAGAATTAGTACATCTATACCAATTAGTGCCGGTAGCAGGGCTTGTGCCGGTGTCGGGATTATTTCCACCAAATGACTGAGTTCCTGATGAACTTAATAGTGACGTCCATGCCGTATTTTGTTGGCTAGATACTCCGCCGCTGCGACTTGCAGTAACTCTTACTTGGCCACCGGAATTAAAAAAGTATCTTGCTTGAGTTGCG